CACGCGAAACTTGCCACCGGGCACGGCCGGCGGCGCGACTACGATTAGGCCGGCAGAATCGCCGGATAGCGCAGGGTCATAGCCCACCCAGACGGGCCGATAGCCGAAAGGCCGCGGCGCGAGCGGTTTGAAGTCGTCAGCCCATGCGTCCCACGAGTCGACCATGCAGCGCTGCAGATCCGCGAGCGGGAATATCGACGCCGTATCGTCGATAAACTGGCACATCAGGAGATTGGCGTATTCCTGCGCGCTGTATTCAAGCCGCAGCTCGTCGATATCGAACAGATCACAACCGCCTGCGAGGGCATCCTCGACCGTCACGATCTGCCGCCATTGCCGGTCCTCGCAGAGACGACCGCTGGCGAGTGCCTTGTGCGTCACGTCCAGATGCAGATGATCGACCTTGGCGCGGCCCCGGTTGTAATGGTCGCCGGTCCAGAACGGATAGGCCTCGTGCTGCATGCTCGATGGCGTTGAGAAATACGTCTTGCGCCATTTCTTGTGCATCGCCATGCCCGATGCGACCTTGTTGAGCTGGCGAAATCCGCTCACCCAGAAGTACTCGTCGAAATAGAAATTTCCATGATAGCTCTGCGCCGTCTTTGAATTCGTGCCGAGGAAATACAGGATTGCCTCATTCGGCAGAATGATCGGCTCGCCGGTCAGTTCAACGTCTGCCGATTCGCGTGCGAACTGGCAGATGTATTGCCGGAAAACGTGCGCCTGTGCCTTGCTGGCTGACAGGAAAATCTGGTTGCGCCCGGTCGTGAGCGCGTCGTCCAGAGCCTCGCGTGCGAAATACCAGGTCGCACCGATCTGCCGCGACTTCAGCAGGTTGCGGGTGCGCTGATGGCCCTGCCGATACCAGGCCTTCTGATAGCCAAACAGCGAATCGAGAAACGCCTCGCGCAGCCGCTCGGCCTGCTCGTCGCTGAATGCGTTGCGCCCGGTCTTTTCTTTGCGTGGGGCCGTGTTGCGGGCATGGATGGCGGGGTTCAGGTCGCTCTCTTTCCCCGTGTCGCCGTACTTACGCACGCGTGCCAGGCGCTCGACCTGACGGCCGAGCAGGTCGATCTCCTTGAAGTCGCTGCCGTCTTTCCGATCCTTCGCGATCAACACCATGAGGCGCGTTTCTAGTGACGACTCGATGCGCTCGATCGGCGCGGCCTTGTCCCACTCGTCGCGCTGCTTCCATGCCTCAACGGTCGCACGCTTCATTTCCAGATGACGCGCGATCGATGTGATACGCCAACCCTGCCAGTAAAGCGCGCGCGCAATACGGCGTGGATCGGCGTTCGATTCGAGTGCAGGGGCAATGTCGGCGGTTTCTAACATGGCCCCAAGTTTCGCGCGTCACGCGCGCGCAAGCACGCCCAGGCGCTTGTATCCAGTCGAAAAACAGGCGCTTGTCATTGAGGAGAAACGCATCCGAAAGCAAACTGTGAACTCACATTGACACCTCTCGAATCTGCTGGAGACCTAACGATGCAACCTCGCAAGCTGTCGCTCATGTCTTTCGCCGTCGCGGCGACTGCGTTCGCTTTCACGATGGACGCGCATGCGGCGACGCTCGCCGTAAGCACGGTTCTCAATCACGCTGATTTCGCTGCGCACGGCCTGGGCGCTCTCGGCATTGGTTCAGTTGCTGCCGCAGGCGCCGCATCGGGTTCCGGATCGGGTGCGGTTAAGCACGCGGCATCGAAGTTTTTTCGCATTGCCGTCGAAGGCGCAACGACTGACGGGCGCAACATCTCGCGTGAATGGCTCACACAGATGGCAAAGAACTACAGCCCCAGTTTGTACGGCGCGCGCATTAACCTTGAACACTATCGCGGCATCGTTCCCGATGGCCCGTTCAAGGCATACGGCGATGTGCTCGCGCTCGAAACCCGCGACGAAAGCGGCCCGCTCGCCGGAAAACTCGGCCTGTATGCGCAGATTGCGCCGACTCCTGACCTCGTCGCGATGACGAAGGCCAAACAGAAGATTTACACCTCGTGCGAAATCGACCCGTCTTTCGCCGACACCAAGCAGGCGTACCTGATCGGCCTCGCCGTAACCGATAGCCCCGCGAGCCTCGGCACCGAGATCCTTTCTTTCGCGGCCCAGAACCCGGCGGCCTCGCCGTTCACTGGCCGCAAGGCAAGCCCGATGAACGTTTTTAGCGTCGCCGACGAAGCGGTGATTGAGTTTGATCCAGAAGCCGACGACACGCCAACCCTGTTTGCCCGCGTTAAGGAATTGCTCGGCTTCGCCAGGAAAAAAGCCGCGACCGATGACACGCGTTTCGCTGACGTGGCGCAGGCGGTGGAAGAACTGGCGACACACGGCGCGGCGCAGGCCGAAGCGTTGAGCGTGGGCACCGGCCGCGTCGACCAGCTCGAAAAACGGGTTGCCGAGCTGACGAAGGCGCGCGAATCCGACCGCAAGGCGTTCGACGAGCTGCACGTGCAGCTCTCGACCACCGGCAACGGCCAGCCGCAACGCCCGACCACCACGGGCGGCGACGGCGCGATTGTCACCGACTGCTAACAGGCCCCCGGCATCTATCCCGACCTATCGGAGCAACACACATGCAGAATAAAACCCGCCTCGCGTTTAACGGTTACCTTGAAGAAATTGCCAGGCTGAACGGCGTGCCGAGCGCGGCCGTAAAGTTTGCGGTCGACCCGAGCGTGCAACAGAAGCTCGAAACCAAAATTCAGGAATCGAGCACGTTCCTGTCGAAAATCAACGTGATGCCCGTGACCGAGCAGCAGGGCGAAAAGCTCGGCCTAGGCATCGGTGGCCCGATCGCGAGCACCACAGACACGAAGGTTAAAGACCGCGAAACCATCGATCCGACCGATCTCGATTCGAGCAGGTACTTTGCCGCGCAAACGAATTTCGACTCGCACATTCCGTATGCGAAGCTCGACGCGTGGGCCAAGTTCGCCGACTTCCAGACCCGCCTGCGCGACGCGATCGTGCAACGCATGGCGCTCGATCGCATCACGATCGGTTTCAACGGCATCAAACGTGTGGCAACTTCCGACCGCAACGCAAACCCGCTCCTGCAGGACGTGAATATCGGCTGGCTGCAGGCGTATCGCCTGGAAGCGGCCAAGCGTGTAATGAATCATGGCAAGACGGACGGCAAGGTACTCGTCGGCGCTGGCGGTGATTACGCCAACCTCGATGCGCTGGTGTATGACGCCGTGAATAGCCTGGTCGACCCGTGGCACCGTGAAGACACGGCACTCGTTGTGATCTGCGGTCGCGAGCTGCTGCACGACAAGTATTTCCCGATTCTGAACCAGGACAACAAGCCGACCGAGATGGCCGCGGCCGACATGATCGTGAGCCAGAAGCGCATCGGCGGCCTGCCGGCCGTGTCCGTGCCTTACTTCCCGGCCAACGCAATGATGGTTCAACGGCTCGATAACCTGTCGATTTACTGGCAGGAGGGCGCACGCCGTCGCACGATCGTCGACAACGCAAAGCGCGATCGCGTGGAGAACTTCGAATCGTCGAACGACGCGTATGTCGTCGAAGATTTCGGCGCCGGCTGCATGGTGGAAAACATCACGCCGGTGGCCGCATAACCATGAAAAGTCCCGCCCAACGCCACTATGAACGCGTGTCGGCCGAACAGGCAGCGGCATCGGCCGCGCCGGGTGGGTCACTCGCCGGTGCGAGCGTCTACGAGTTGATGCTTGCGAAGCTGGCGAGCGATCGTCGGCGCCTCAAGTCAATTGCGTCGATCGAACGAAAGATCGAAGTGAAGCGCGCCGAGCTGCTGCCCGAGTACGTCGATTACGTCGCCGGCGCATTGGCGGGAGGGCGGGGCGCACAGGACGATGTATTGACGACCATGCTGATCTGGCGCATCGACACCGGCGACTATACCGGCGCGCTCGATATCGCCAGGTATGCCCTCACGCACCGGATGACGCTACCCGACCAGTACGACCGACCAATCGCAACGGCCATCGCCGAAGAATTTGCCGACGCGGCCCTGTCTGAGATCAAGAGAGGCGGAACGCTATCCGGCATGAGCGGTGCGCAGCTCGACGAGGTCGCGCAGCTTACCGGGTCTGCTGACATGCACGACCAGGTGCGCGCAAAGCTGCATAAGGCGCTCGGTTACATCGCGGAGAAGGGCGGTGATAGCAAGGCCGCACTCGAACACCTACGCCGTGCGTTCGAACTCGATTCGCGCGCCGGCGTGAAACAGGACATTGCCCGGCTTGAGAAAGCCGGCAATGCGGCTGGCGACGACGCCGGCCGCACGTAAGAAGCCCCCCCGGCTGGGCGGCGCCGGCCGACGATCGCAACACCTGACGGCAACGCGATCCGACGCCGGCCCACCGCCCACTATTTTATGAGCCATGCCCATGAGCAGTTTCCTCGCGACCGCCGAGCCAACGACGCCGGACGCGTTGCCCAATGCCGCGATTGTCCAGAATGACGGCTGGTTTCCAGACATCGATATGGACGCGCTACGCGCCTCGATGCGGCTCGACGGCACCGCGACATATGAACGCCTGCGCGACGCCACGATCGACGCGATCGCGAGCGTCAATGCGGAGCTGGGCGCATGGCAAACCGCGCACGTCGCGGCCGGCCATTCGGATCTGGCGGCCGTCCCAGCGCCGGCCATCGGCGGCGAAAGCGTGCAGCTCGCCCGCTATCGCCGCGCTGTGTTCAACCTGACGCACGCGGATCTGACAGAGCGGTACCGCGATTTCGACTCGACGAAGGCCGGCGGCCAGAAGGCCGAAGACCTCGAAATGACGATCTGCGAAGCTCGCCGGAATGTTCGATGGGCATTGAACGACTTGCGCGGCCTTCCGCGCTCAACGATCGAGCTGATCTGATGATCGTCATAGCACAACAGAACGACACGGTCGATTCACTTTGCTGGCGTCATTACAGCCGTACAGATAGCACCGTTGAGGCGGTACTCGAAGCAAACGCCGGCCTCGCTGACCATGGCGTCTTTTTGCCGATCGGCACGCCTGTCTTTCTCCCTGAGCTGGCCTCCGTTCAGACTACGACCCCGCTATTGCAACTGTTTGACTGACCATACGAACCCAGGAGCCAACATGGCCGAACCGAGCACTACCACCCTCGCATTGTCGGCCGCGATCGGCCTCGCGAGCCTGGCTCCAGGCATCGACGGCAATGCGTTGATTGGGGCCTTTACGGGCGCCGCGCTTGTCGTCGTTACGTCGAAGGATATCGGCACATTGAAGCGCATCGCGTACATGCTGATTTCGCTGGTCATGGGCTATCTGGCCGCACCAGAGATCGTCAACGTGACGCCTGTCAGGTCGACCGGCGTCGCCGCGTTCTTCGCCGCCGCACTGGTCATTACAGTCACGCTGCAACTGATCGAGCGCGTCAAGACGCTCGACCTGTTTGCGATGTTCAGGAAAGGAGGGTAGGCCATGTCGCATCTGGTCTTAAACCCATTCGCCGCTATCGCACTCGTCGCCTACATGGCGGCCATCGTTCGCGTGCTGACGTATCGCCGGCAAGGCTCCCGTCATCGCCGCCACGTCTCCTGGATTGCATGGGCGCTGGTCGTCGTCATGGGCGGCTCCGCGATCGAACTGGCCTTACACGTGAAATCCATCGGCATTTTCGAAGCTGGCTCGGCGGTCCTGTTGGCTCTGTTCCTGTTCGGCGTTCGCGGCAATGTCGCGCGCCTGCTGTGGAGTGAATGAACCATGAAAACACATCGCCTCGGTGACCACGGCGACGATGTCGGACTCTTGCAGCGTCGCCTTACCTGTGCCGGCTATCCGCTCGAAGTCACGCATCTGTACGACGCGGCAACCGAATCCGCAGTGAAAGCTTTGCAGGGCAAAACCGGCCTTGTGGATGACGGTGTCGCTGGCCCGAAGACGCTCGCCGCGCTGGCAACTGGCCGGCGCGACCCCAGGCACCTGTCGCTCGCCGACCTCGTGCAGGCGGCCGACACGCTCGACGTGCCGCTTGCTTGCGTGCGCGCCGTCAACGAAGTCGAATCGCGCGGATCTGGCTTTCTGACCGATGGCAGGCCCGTGATCCTGTTCGAGCGGCACGTTTTCTGGCGACAACTCCAGAAGCGCGGCATTGACCCGGCGCCGATCGCCGCGAAGTATCCGAACATCCTTTCGCAGACGCCAGGCGGCTATCAGGGCAACGCGGCCGAGTATTCGCGGCTGGCCTCGGCCGAGCTGATCAACGCCGGCGCGGCGTATGAGTCGGCGAGCTGGGGTGCGTTTCAGGTGATGGGCTATCACTGGCAGCGGCTCGGCTATTCGGGCATCGACGAATTCGTCGCGTGCATGGAAAACAGCGAAGGCGACCAGCTCGACGCGTTCGTGCGCTATGTAGCGGCCGATACGGCTCTGCTTACAACGTTGAAGGGCAGGAAGTGGGCGGCGTTCGCCAAGGGTTACAACGGCCCGGATTACGCGCGCAACCTGTACGACGCGAAGCTCGCGCAGGCCTGGCTTAAATACGCCGACCCCGATAAGGCCGTGGCATGAATGCGATCGCCGCAAAGCTCATCGCCGGCGCCGTCGCGTTACTGGCGATCACCACGGGCGTGCTGTATGTGCGCGAGCTGCGCGCCGAGCTGGTCAGCGCGCAGCTCGAAGCCAGCCAGGCCAAGGGTGATCTGGTCGCCCGTGACGAAACAATCAGACACCTGCAAGACGATGCCGCCGACAAGGCGAAGCAACAACGCAAGCTGGACGCCGATCGTAATGGCATCGACGCGAAGCTCGCCGGCATCCAGGGTGATATGAGGAAACTGACCGATGAAAATGCAGAACTCCGCGCATGGGCTTCTGGCGCTCTGCCTGCTGATGTTATCCGCATGCACACAAGCCCCGCGCTCACCGGCGCCGCCGATTACCTTGCACGAGTGCCAGGCGGTGACACGCTGCACGCTGCCGGCGATAGCACCGGTCACTAACGGCGACCTCGACGCGGCGCTACACGTCGCAAAGGCGGCCTGGGCCACATGCGCGGCCAGGGTCGACATGATTTTCGATTGCCAGCAAAACGGCCAGCACCTGCGGCCGGCACTAGCGGTCACCCATGATTAAGCCAGCCAGCCTGCGCGCGGCGCTCGTCGCCGTGATTCCCTCGCTCGCGACCGACCCCGACCGCCTCAACGTGTTTATCGACCAGGGCTCGATCGCCGCGACCGGCACGCGAACGCCGTCATTCGAATACCGGTACGTGGTCAATGTGCTGGTGCTCGACTTCGCCGGCGACTCTGACCTCGTCATGATTGCGCTCGTCGAATGGGCGCGAGCGAATCAGCCGGATCTTGTGACGAACGTCGATGCACGCAGCAACGGCATAACCTTCGAAGTGGACATACTCAACCATTCCACCGTCGACCTGTCGATCAGGATTCAGCTCACCGAAAGCGTTGCCGTGTCTACAGACGCGAGCGGCAAGCGCACGATCCGGCACGTCGATGACGCAGCCGAACACTGGCTCGGCTCATGAGCGAGTTACAGGCGTTAGAAAAGTGGGCGGACGGGCTGCTCGCGCAGCTCTCACCGGCCGCACGGCGTACCGCTATGCGTGACGTTGCCCGCGAGCTGCGGCGCAGTCAGCAAGCCCGCATCGCCTCGCAGCGCAACCCGGACGAAAGCGCCTATGAACCCCGCAAGGCGCGCGCCGCGAAGGGCAAGAAACTACGCGAGAAGAAAGGGCGCATCAAACGTGCGGCGATGTTCGCCAAGCTGCGCACCGCCCGCTTTCTCAATATCGAAGCCGACGCGATGGGGCTTGCGGTCGGCTTCGCCGGCCGTGTCTCCCGCGTGGCGCGCGTTCACCAGTACGGCCTGACTGATCGTGTCGCGCCGCACGGCGTCGAATACAGGTATCCAGTGCGCGCGCTGCTCGGCTTTACCGATGCCGACCGCGGACTGATACGCGATATGTTGCTCAACCACATCACAAAATAGTGTTGTTTTCCGTGCCTCGTTTGTACCCAAACCCGTGACATAGGCCGCGACTCGCGTCGCGCGCGGGCGGCCGGCAACATGCCGGTATGGACGCCAACGAAATCCGCCGACTCATCATCAACCTGATCCGCAAGGGCGCGATCATGGACGTCGATTGCGCGCGCAATCCGCCCATGTGTCGCGTGTCGGTCGGCGATCCCGACGACCCAAACGCCGAAGGCCTGCAGACGAACTGGCTGCCGTGGCTCTCGCTGCGTGCCGGCACAACCCGCGAGTGGAATCCGCCGACCAAGGGCGAACCCGTCATCCTGTTTTGCCCGATGGGCGACCCAGCTCAGGGCGTTGTGCTGTGCGGCCTCTATTCCGACGCGTCGCCGCCGCCGAGCAACAGCCCCGACACTCACACCCGTATCTATCCCGATGGCGCAACCATCGAAT